ATCACCTGTCGCGCATCCTGCACGAACTTGCAGGGTCGGCGTCGATGTGTTGGGATCACGTTGATCGTGCCGGTGTATTCCAATCAACGCAGGCGGCAGACGTTGTAGCTGCGGCTATTGCTGAGATTCGGCAGCGCATGAAAGACGCCCCACCCCGCCGCGAGTGGCGAAGTCTGAGCGAGGAGGAGTTCGGGTACATCTACGTGCGCTCTGCCACGCATGAAGAGTTTGCCCGCGCCGTCGAGGCCGCTTTAAGGAGCAAGAACCATGACTGAACAACCTACCGCCCTGCGGCTGGCTGATTGGCTTGATGTGCGGGCCTGTGGCGGTGATAACTGGAACGCAAAGATGAATGCCGCCGCCGCCGAACTGCGCCGACTGAGCGCCCTGAACGGGGAACTGGGTGCTGCACTGCGCCGTCTCATTAGCTATTGCAACACGCTGGAAAACCGTTTGATGGAAGCAGACGGTGAACACCCTGCGATGCAAGAAGCAAAGGAAGCGTGGGCTAAGGTGGAGGGGAACACATGAACAGAGATGACATCATCCGCATGGCGCGGGAAGCTGGAATTGATGAGTTTGGTTCGTTAGATGAGCGCCTGATTTTCTTCGCCGCCCTTGTCGCCGCGCAGGAGCGCGAGGCCTGCGCTAAGGTGGCAAAAGAGACCGTTTGCGATATGCACCTCGGGACTGGAATCAAGATTTACGGCACCAAGGCAGCCGCAGCAATCAGAGCAAGGGGGCAGGAAGCATGAAAGTCACACTTGAATTCAACTTGCCGGAAGAGCGTACCGAAGCAGAACTGGCTATGGCTGCCGGGGAACTGTACTCAAAACTTAGGCAAGTTGACCAGATTCTGAGAACTTGCCTCAAGCATGACCTTGATCCTTTTGCCGCAGCCACTGAATGCCGCTCTTTGATCTCTGATGTTCTCGGGAGGTTTGAATGAACCTCACTGATTGGTTCCCTGGCTCAGCCAAGCCCGTTCGCAAGGGCGTGTACCTGCGGCAGTACCCACACTTCTCCAAGACAACCTTACCCCAGTATTGCTACTGGAATGGAAAAGGATGGGGCATGGGTGAGCATTCCGTAGAACAGGCCATGCGGCATAAGGATGCGTTCATGGTAGCGCCCCGTCAATGCCTTCCTTGGAGAGGAGTTCTGAAGTGACAACCCTCTACGAAAAGCGTGGCCGCAAGTACGTGCCTTACAGCTTGGCTTGGCACTACGAGCGTGAAGGCGATCAGATGAAGGTAGGTGAGTTCAGGCTCACTTACTGTTACTCGAACGGTGGGCGTAAGTATGACTACGCGGTCACTCCTGCTACGGCCCCGTTCGTTGCCGCCGCGATGGTTGCCCGCGAAGCGATGGAGCAGGCCATAAGAGACAAGATCGTAGCCACCAATCACATCAAGTCTCGGCCCTACACCAAGAAGCAACTTGCCATCATTGAGCGCTTCCGTAAAGAGATGTCTGATGCTGGCGGGTTTCTGCCTACGTGGTGGGAGAACGCAAGCGTGTATGAGATTTCAGAAGCGGCGATCAAAGCAGTGCAGGAGTACAAGCCATGATCAGCAGCAACATCTACAAGTACAAGCCGCAGGACTTTGCGCGCTGTGCAAGTAATCCTCTGCTCGACCAGTGCAAAAGATGTGGACGAAACGTACACATGAATCCTGTGCATTCGGGATGGCAAACGTGGATAGGGCCGTGGACAGGTCACGGGCCTTGCCCTAATGGAGACTTCATGGAGATTAAGAATGAGAACCAACAAACCAACCTTTAAGTGGAGTTTTGATTGCGGAGAAGGATCAATCGGGAATCTTGAAGCATTTAGGGAGTTAGACCCTTTGATGCGTTGTGATCTGCTTACTGACTGGATTTACGAGCTAGAAGCAGAGCACAAACTTGCAGGCGAAGATTTAATGGCTCAATGGGAAGAAATTCAAGCCAAAGCCAAGAAAGAAAGAAATGCTGACAGCTAAAGAACGCCCATCCGACTCTGGACACTGGTACTCCAGAAACGGAGAACCTACCTACACAATCCTCGGCAAGAACGGGAAAATCCGTAACACCACGCTCAGAGACGCTAGGGAATTCAACCTCGTCCCTAGTGTTACTACGATCCTGCACGTAGCTGCAAAGCCTGCTCTGACGAAGTGGCTGCAGACGCAGGTTCTTCTGGCTGCGCTGACCCTTCCGAAGATCGGCAACGAGTCAGAAGACGACTACATCGAACGAATCCTTGAGGACTCCAAAGCCCAAGGTCGCGCAGCGGCCGATGCAGGCACTGACATCCACGCCTCCATACAGGGCTTTTACGAGGGCCAGGGATATGGCAGGCATGAACCCCATGTCATCGCCTGTAAAGAGGCTCTAGCGGGCTTCTACGGCCCCCAGGAGTGGGTCGCTGAGAGATCCTTTGCCCACGAACTTGGGTACGGCGGGAAAGTTGACCTTCATGCCAAAAACATCGTGGTCGATGTGAAGACCAAAGACTTCACTGATCCCGCGAAAGTGGATGCTTATGACGAACACCTGATGCAACTGGCGGCATACAGGGTAGGTCTTGGCATGCCTGACGCAAGATGCGCAAACATCTTTGTGTCTAGGTCCGTCCCAGGCTTGGTGACGATGCGTCATTGGACGCAAGAAGAACTACAAAAGGGGTTCTTGATGTTCACCAAACTTTTGGAATTCTGGCAACTGAGGAGTGACTACAAGTGAAACAAGTATCCGCATTCGCTACTGCAGACGGCAAGCTGTTTGAGTCTGCAGAGCAAGCTCATAGGCATGAGTTCATGTTGGCCCGAGAAGATACGGTCAACGAATTCATCACAAGTCAGTCAAACAACTACAAGTCGATTGCTCAACGGGCCATCGTCAAGAACACCATTCTCAACTGGGAACTCTGGAAGATTCGCAATGACATTGAGTGACGACCTCATCAAGCAGATCTACTTCTACACAGACTCTTTGAATCCCAAAGGGCCGGTAGGAGAAGTAGACATCCTAGATTTCGGCCGCAAGATTGAAGCGGTGTGCAAGATTCAACACGTAAAAGAGGAACATGCTCGCTGCGTAGAAATCGTCTCGCACATGAACAAGGAAGTCGCCAAAGCTCTGGCGAATCAGCGCCCATAAAAAACCCCCACCCCGGTGAAAGGGTGGGGGAACATACCGCGAAGATTGGCAACTGCGGTAATTCAGGCGGGAGACGCAGCCTGAATTCTTTACGGGCGGGACATCCTGCGCATCACTGCTTGCCTGCCAGCAGGAGTAGCAAATGATGGCTGAGATGCTTCCGCTATTTCTTTGTAAGACAGTTCCTTCTGGTCGGGCTCTAGTCGGCTGCGCATGTACTGCATAGCCCCAGCACCCATGCCAATAGGAGCCGCAATAGGTGCAAGCGGCGTCAGAGAGCCGACAGCACCAAGAGCAGAAAGACCAGCAAGAGCCGCTCCAGTCGTATCGCCCTCTTCGTACATCTGCTTGGCACGAATGCCTTCTCCACCAGCAGCAGCAAGCGCCAGAGGAGGCAGTGCATATCTCGCACCCAACGATGCAGGACCGATCATTGATTGGAATATGGCGCTGACCCTCTCAAGACCCGATGGAGGAGTACCACGCGCTATAAGGCGATCCACCAACGCTTTAGGCTCATTTGGTCCTGCTGGCCCATACATCTTGCTTAGACGTTCCGAGACCTTGCCCTGTCCCTTGGATCGCTGATATGCAGCAGACGCTTGGGGTACACCACCTATACCTGGGCGTTCCTGCCCTGCCCAGTTACGAGCCCACTTCTCTCCACTAGTTCCGCCTTGAGGGGCTTGAGCAGTTGATGCGCCTTGTGCAATGTTGCGTCCAATTCCCTGCATGGTAGCTCGACCTATATCAAGCCCTGCCTTACTCGCTCCAAGAGCTAGACCCGCACCGCCACCGATGATCTGCCCCATCCGGACATCTTGCCCTTTCTGAGCCTGACCTAGCCTTTGCTCTAGATCGCCCAAATCCGGCAGTCCACCAATCGGTGGTTGTGCTGGCATCTCAGGAGGCTCCATCGGGGTAGTCACTGGTGGCTCCCCCGGTTCTCGCCCAGGTAGAGTCCCTGCTTGCTTGGCTTTGTTCTCTATTTGAGTCAGGCGCTCTGCAATTATCTGCAAGTCCTCTGGGTTGGCATTCTTGGGAGCGGTAAACCTAATGATGGTCCCGCTGCCATCAGTGGCTTCCGCCTCGTACTGCACGGTTTCAGCCATCATTGACCTCCTACTGGACGAATAATGAACTTGGGCTTACTAGCCGTGGCGTCCCCAGGCTGTTGAGCAGGAGGCTTAACCCCGAAGGCATTAGCAAGATTTTGATCGTAGTCCGTTATCAACTTTTTGTACAACGGTGAACGTTCAAACTGGTTGTAGCTTGCTTTCGGGTTCTGCTCTTGGTATCGGCCCCACGCTTCACCAATGTTGATGTCATGCTGCGCACGCATCGCAATCAGCTTTGCCTTTTGCATCAATACGCCTGGGCTTTGGCTTATGTTTCCGCCAATGTTACGAACAATCGCTCCCTCACCCTCAGTAACTGCGCCCTGCCCGCGCATGAACAAGATTCTGAAAGCAAGCTCAGTTTCTGCCAGCGCACCACCGACCTGACCGACGTTATCCAAGTCTTTCTGACTCATATTTGGCATGAGTTGCCGGACACTGTTCTCAAAGCCCCCAAGGTTCACACTTGTTGTGCCAGCCTTGATGCCCTCGTTGATCATGTTCCCGATTGCAGAGGCAATACCTGGGCGAGAGAATATGCCGAAGCCCTGCGGGCTCTGACTCACAAGCTGCTGAACTCGATTGGCGTTGAACAGCATTGATCGTGCAGCCGCCGTATTTGCCGTCACCTGCTTTTCTTTCTCAACAGCAGTCTTGGCACGCCCTAATGCAAGCTCTTTTTCCTCTGCAGCAGAAGTTTCAAGTTCTTGAGAAGTCATTACTCGACCAGGGCCACTTGGCGCTCCCTGTGAAGGAGCAGCAGGCTGTTCTGCGTAAGACCTGACCAGAGATTGTTCAAGCTGCCTGAGCCTTGCCGGGTTGCCACTCATGGCCTCACTCAAAGCATTGGCTAGGTCTCTCGCCACAGGCCCCGGAACATTGATTGTTTGCCCCTCAAGCCCTTGGATAGTCCTCAACTGAACCGCAACAGGCGCAATGTCCGGCTTCTTGGTTCGATACAGCAAACCAGTAACCAAGTCCACGATGCCTTCAGGGTTCTCTTGGTAGCGCTTGCGCTCTAGATCCTCCAACTCTTTGGCGAGGTCAAGAACTCCCTTGCTTGGGTCCATCATCGCTGCCCGCAGGAAGTTCACCCTGTTGGCAATATTGGGGTTGGGCGGCATGAAAGGCTCACCCTTGATTCCTTCAGTCCCCGGAGGCTGCTGGGCTACTGCTGCTTGTGACCCGGCTGGCAATTGTGCGGCCCCAGGCTGACCCAGAGGCTGTGCTGCACCAGCCGGTGCGCCCATAGGAGTTGCCGGTTGTGCCCCAGGCGGTACTGTAGGCTGTCCCGGAGGTTGTGCTCCAGGCTGCGGAGGCGCACCTGACGGCGCTGCCCCAGGCATCATGCCTGTCAGGAAGCGCTGACGGGCCCTCTGTTGCTCAAGCTGCATGCCTTGCTGGGCAAGACCTAACTGAGCCTGGGCAAGTTCTTGCTCTCGCTTGAACTCTGCTTCTTCAGCGCCTCTGATCTTGCCTGCGGCAATACCTAAAGATTCCCCAAAGGAACCAGTTCGCGTAGGAGCTAAGAAGCCTTCGGCCATCGCAAGAAGAGTAGGGTCAAACAGCCTATTCTTTCTTGCGTCCAGAGACTGAGTTACCCGATCAAGAGCCTCTTGGTACTTGCGCTGATACTCTTCAAGTGTGTCAACAGCCATGTTTGCCTCTTATCAGTCGCCGGGTTCGTCGTAATCGTAGACAGGGTTGGATGTGTCCGGAGGCGTATAAATATCACTTCCTCGACTTGGGTCGCTATACGCTCTCGTAATCAACTCTGCGGTTTCTTGTGGCGTAGCGGTTCCACTTGTAATCTTTGACCACAGTGACTGCAGTCGATCACCAGCAGTACCAGCAGCAGCAGAACCAAGCACCCCCAACAAGCCAGTTGCAGTGGCAAGCGGTGATTGTTGATATGCACCAGCCTCCGGCCCAACGAACTTCTTCACATCAGAAATCGGCACTTGGTAGCCACGCAGCAACCCAGACACGTTGGTCGCCTGATTCAGCGGGAAGTCAAGTTTGCTCTGCTCGTACTTCTGCTTCTCAGCACCAGCCTTCGTCAGAGCTTGAGCACCCGTCAATCCGAGTTCTTGCTCTTTGCCTGCAATCTCAGCTTGCGCCCTTGATGCAGCAGTCTGGCCTGTCATCTCGTCGATTGCAGCCTTCAGAGCGCCCTCATATCCTTTAGACAGAGCACCGTACTGCTGGCCTGTCAGATTAGATTGAACGTCCGCTAGAGATTGCCCAAGGGCGCCTGCATAGCGCTGGCTACCAAGGCCACCAGAACCAACGAATCCCGCCTTCAGAGAAGGAAGCAGATTCCTCTGTACGTTCTGCTGGCTCAGTCTCTCCATCTCCTTCACCACATCAGTGGTGTACGGATTCATCAAGGCCTTGATGCGATCAGGAGTAATGCCCTTTGCGGCATCAGCAGCGGTTAAGCCAGCAGCACTCAGACCAGTCTTATAGGCGTCAGCAGCAGTAGAAACCTGACCATACCCTTGAGTCTGCAGAGGGTCGTATGCTGCAATCCCTTGTGCCGCAGTTGTCTTCAGCGCCCCCTGCCCAACCTTGCCCAGGTCAGTCAGGTAGTTCGTGTAGTAGTCCGGCGCCGTCTGAGTAGTCGTCGTCGTCTTGGTGATATCCGGCAGCGGAGATCCTTGGGTGATACTCATGTTTAACCCCTAGCTGACTTTTGCTTGCTGGTCTTCTTGAGGTACTCAAGAGGGGACTTGGCAGGCGGTGGGAGATCCTTCGGACCAGACGACCTCGCGTGAGCACGGATTGAGTGCATCATGTCGTAGAGTTTATCTGATCCAGCCTTCGTTGAGCCATTTCCTAGCGCAGCAACTACGTCCGCGGGAAAGACGAATTCACCGTCCGCAAGCATCGCAGGAATGTCGTCTGACTGTCCATCTCCCGGACCCGTCACCGCATCACCGTGACGGAAGTCAACTCTGGCCTTACCGGAGTGGTGAACTACGTTCAATCCACCCTTCGCATACTGCCCGTACCGGGTTCCACCGCCAGCAGCAAACATCGGCGTTGCAAGTCCACCAGCCTTGAATCCAAAAGGACTCTGCTGCTCTTGTGGCTTGTTTTCTCCATACGGATCAAGTAGATCATCAATACTTGTCTCTTGCCCGTATGCGTAGCGATCAGGCTGAGTTTGTTGTTGCGGTGCCATAGTTGTTTGCTGCTGTGTGGTTGGAGTGAAGTCACCCTTCTCAACTTGAGAGAAGAACGCTGCCAGAGGGCCAAGGTACTTGGATTGTCCAGATGTTTGCAACGGAGACAGTTTCGTCTCTGTTTCTGTTTTGGCTGGGCCTGCTGCAGGCTTGAGCATCTCCAAGCCAGTCTGGCGCCTTTGCTTGGCTTCTTGTTCAGCTTTGGCTTTGGCCGCATCAGCAAGGCGCTTCTGCTCCATCTGCTGAAACTGCCCCGTCAGATCAGTTTTCAGGTCAGCAATATCCCCAAACAAACCAGTCGGCGCCCACCGGCTTCCGGGAGCAAACTCAGGAGGCTCACCACTACCCGTAGTCGCTCTATTGAGGAAGTCGTAATCAGACTGGTCGATCTTCCCGTCACGGTTAACGTCATACGTTAAGTCAGGAGTGGTTGTTACTTCTCCCTTGATAACACTGTTGACGTAATCTAGATCGGCTTGAGTGACTGCCTGCGCAGGCTTGCCAAGCAACGTAGATGCCTCGTCAATCTGCTTCTGGAGCGCAGTTTGACCGCTTGTGATTTGTCCAGAAAGTTGAGTCTTGGCCTCAGTGATCTGGCCTTGAAGATTCTGAGCAGTAGTGCCCAGTTGGGTAGCAACATCTCCAATTGCGCGAGACAGCGCCTGATCCCGAGACAGGCCCTGAGCTTCGTATTCGGCAGCCTTAGTATTGATCCTAGTCTCAGCATCAGACAGAGCCGTACCAAGCCCCTCCAGGCCGGTCGTAATCTGTTGCCCTAATGCGGTCTGAGAAGCCTCAATCTCTGCCCGAAGATCGGAAGCAGTGCTCCCAAGCTGGGACAGAATGTCAGACTTGGTTGTCCCAAGATCAGTTGCAACCTGATCCAGTCCGGCCTGGATTGCCTGATCGCGTGTGAGACCCCTAGATTCCGCTGCAGCAATTGCCTCATTCAAACGCTGTTCAGTAGAAGTGATCTGCTGCCCCAGCGCTGCTTGAGAAGCCTCAATCTCACCACGCAGAGTAGATTCAGTCGTGCCAATCTGCGTGAGCAAATCAGACTTGGTAGTTCCAAGATCTGTAGCTACCGTGTCCAAAGCGGACTCGATAGCTTGGTCTCTGGTAAGGCCTCTGGCTTCTGCAGCAGCAATTGCGTCTTGCAGGCGGGTCTCTACGTTCCCAATCTCAGCAGTTACAGCACCTAATTGGGTTGAGAAGTCAGTCCTAAGTTGTTCTTCTGTCTTGCCAATTTGACCCAGCAAGTCCTGCTTGGTAGTGCCAAGCTCCGAAGATACAGAGTCAATTGCTGCTTGAAGTGCAGCATCTCCCTGCAACCCCGCAGCTTTGGCTGCATCAATTGCTGCGGTGAGTCTGGACTCCACATTGCCAAGCTCTGCAGTAACTCCACCCAGTTGCGTAGAGAACTCAGTACGCAACGCAGCTTCAGTAGTGCCAAGCTGAGACAGCAGGTTATCTCGCGTGGTCCCCAGGTTAGAGGCAACAGAGTTAATCGCCGTCTGCAATGCAGCATCACCTTGAAGACCAGCAGTTCTAGCATCCTGAATTGCTTGTGAAAGTCTTGATTCAAGGCTGGCATTTACATCCGTAGTTGCAGGGGATGCAGGAGTAGGGGCCGGTGGCGCAGGCGTTGGAGCAGGCGGTGCAGGCGTCGGTGCTGGGGGCGCCGGTGTAGGAGCAGGAGGTGCAGGCGTCGCCGCAGGAGGTGCGGGTGTAGGTGCGGGAGGCGCAGGAGTTGGAACAGGAGGTGCAGGAGTTGGAACAGGAGGTGCAGGAGTTGGTGCAAGCGGTGCAGGTGTTGGTGCAAGCGGGGCAGGTGTTGGTGCAGGAGGCGCAGGTGTTGGAGCAGGCGGAGCAGGAGTTGGCGCAAGCGGGGCAGGTGTTGGAGCGGGAGGTGCAGCAGTGGGAGGGGTAACAGCAGGAGGCGTAACAGCGGGGGGAGTAACAGCGGGGGGAGTGGTTCCCGCCGTCGGGCCTCCAGTAGTAGTCGGAGTATTGGCAGTCAGCCCAAGGTCAACGTAGTTTTTAATGATTGTTCTAGCTTGCTCTGGAGTCGCAGAAATAACCTCCAAAGAAGCATCTGAAACACTGCCCGCAGGAACCCCCTGATCAGAAAGAGACTTGAGGTTTGTGGCGTAGGCGTCAAAACTAAAGTCAGACTGCTCAAGCGCGGCAGTGGTTACCTTGTTGAAATTATCAAGTGAAACAGTAACGCCTTTGATATCAAAGATGGGGGCCTGAGCGTTGAATGATCCGGGCTGTACTTGAACCGACCCATCTATAAATTGCTGCAAAGTCACAGGCCTACCAATCGAATCAACCGCAACCTGCATGTTGTAGTTGATGGCCGATGCAGACATGATGCCGCTGGCAACACCCATGCCGATAGCACCACCGATAGCGCCTGCAGTCTGAGCCTGATTCCAGTCAACTTGACCAAATGAGTTGTATTGAACAGAGGCGTTTTGCAAGAACTCTTCGCCCCATTCCGTCACATACTGCTTGCCCGCCAGCTTCGTAAAGGTGCCTGCCGTGATCTTTGTGGCCTCACCCATGAATGCTTTCACTAGGGCGCTATCGGCAATCAGGTTAGATCCAAATCCAACAACAGCAGCCTGCGCACCAGACTTATATGCTTGAGACTTAGCATATTCGTCTGAACCGCCAGCCCTCTTAATGTTGTCGTATGTCTCTCCAAAGTTTGCAGAGAAAGATTCACCTGCATTAAGTACGGCGTCTGTACCAGTAGCGGCCCAGAATCCGATAGCCTTGCCAGCAATCCCACTTACGATGCGGCCAACACCACCAGAAGCGATGAGCATTGGCACTTCTTGGACGGCCTCTTTGCCGACCATAGTAAGTGCGCCAAGCGGGTTGTCTTTAGCCGCACGGAAAAATGCCTTGGACTTTTCAATAACACCATTTGCCGACTGGACAGCATTTACGATGTTGTCTTCTTGTTGCTTAGTGGTCGCAGACTGAATACTCGCGCCATACTTGGACAACCAATCAGCGGTACGCGAGACGACATTGTCCCGCTGCACAATCCCAGAAGCCCACGCAAGATCGTTGGCGAGCTTTACAAGCTCACCCCCGCCCTGAGCAACAACAGAAGCAAATTCAGTCAGCGCAGCCGCATTACCGCCGCCGTACTTGTTAATGGTATCAACCACCGCCTTAGCGCCATTGATGACAGAAGCACTGACAATGGACTTGTTGGGGTCCAGCTTAGAAACGTAGCTGAGATATTGCTGCGGCGCAGCAGAAGAAGGGTCTTCTGGCGAGATGATTTGAATGTTTGAATCATCAACTTCCAAGCTGCTCGGCAGGGCTTGAGAGGTAACCCAAGCAAAGGAGCCGTTGGACAAGATGATTGGCGCCGCGCCATTAGACTCAAACGCTTCTGCAGACGTTGCAAGCCTGACCCCAGGCGGAAGATAAGGCAGCGCCATAGTGTTTGCGTCTGGCGTATCCGATGTGTATCCGACTCCTCTAATCTCTACCCGGAAACCATCACCCTGGCTTGAGTTGTTGTAAGCCGTCTTGATGTCATCAAGGGTTCCAGTGTTGCCGTTGATGAAGTCTTGAATTGATGCGCCCTTCAGTGCGAGAACATCATTGCCATACAAGGCGTGTGCAGACTTGACAAGTTGCTGCAACTTCTCAGGAGGAGCCTGCTCCCAAGTCAACCCTTCGGCCTTTAGAGCGCCAGTAATTAGGCGCATCGTCTCTTTCAACAACCCACCATCAAACGATGCGGCGATGTTGCTGTCGTTGACAAGGTAGGTCTTGCCGTCATAGGTGTAGTTGTTGTACCCGGCCTGCTTAGCCGCAAGCTCTGCAGCGCCTTGATCAGCAAACACATCACCACGGAACGTAACTGCCTCAATATCCGACAACCGCTGCGCAAACGTCTCTGCCTGGGCTCGACTGCCGGATCGCATAGTTGCAATCTCATCAGGCGTCAGGGGGCGATCTAGGTTGGCCTTCTCAGCAAACGCTTCAGCTTCTCCAGTAGAGACGCCACGCATGTTGTAGACAAGATTGTCATAGCTCTTGCTGGTGACTTTTTGAATGAATGAAGGAGTAATGTTGTACTCGTTCATCACATTCAGAAGGTCTTCATCTGTTGCTTCTGGATTACGCAAAACCTTCTGCAACTCAGTCAATCGCAACTCATCCGCAGCAGTATTGGCTCGTATCTGGTTGTCTAGACCGACCCTTGCTGTTGCCTCATCCATCCCCGTAAAAGTGGACAGAAGATCAGCATCAGCATCAGTTGCGTCCTTACCAGTAAGCTGCTTGTAGAACGCCCTGATCTCTTCAGGAGTAGTCGTCTGCTCGTTGATGTACTGAGCAGCAGCAGCTTTCGGGTCTTTCTGCTGAGCAAGACGGTCTACAAGCTCCTTTTGACGGTCATCCAGACTGTAATAGCTGGCCTCGGTAATGATCCCGGCCTTCTTCAGTTCGTCCAGCGCAGGACCGGCTTTGAGTACCTTCTGCAGTTCTTGCTGAGCCTGACCAACCGCCCAATTGACCGCAGATTGCGATAGATCGCCGCCATCAATAGCGGTGCGCAGCATCGTTGTGACAAACGACTGCGTCCTTTGATCCGCTTTGCTGAAATCAGGGATTTGACTCAAGCCATAAGACAACAACCCTTCTTTGGCTGCACTGGCAAGCATGCCCCCAACATCAACATCTTTGCCTTGCAATGCAGAACTGATTGATTGCCTGATAGTGCTTTGCACTGCGCTAGGCAAATTCTTGAAATCCGGAATTTGCCCAATAGCCAAATCAACAGCACCAGAAGCAAGCGTTCCGACAATCGCGGACTCTACGTCTCCCCCAAGCAGAACAGCTTTTGTGGCGTTGGTAGCTACATCTGTGACGAGCTTCAGACCTGCTGCGTTGTCAAAGACGGTCTTTGCAGCTTCTCCGACAAAGTTGCCAACTTCAGCGCCAGCATAAGATGCCAAGGAACTCTTGACGGCAGCACCAACATCGCCACCGTTCATGACGGTATTGACAATAGTGTTGCCAATAAGCGCATTCGTGGCAGCACTAACGGAGACGCCTAGTCCACTTGTAACCGCGCTACCAATTGCCGCCCCAGCGCCAGTAAATGTAAGTGCAAGACCGATAGCGACGGACCTGATTGCGCTGGCATCACTGCTTGAACCCCAAACAGGAATCAACCGTCCATCAGGCGTAGCAATCAGACTTACGTTGCCTTTCCCTTCAGCAGTCCATGCCGCTTGAGATCCTGGGGCAAACTTGGCCTGACTTATGTCAGTTATGCCGTTTTCAACGAGCTTGCGTGCAAAGTCATTAGCAACCACTGGCAGCAGACGGCCGCCCATCTCTGCTTGTGGCGTTCCAGCACTGCCAATACCTACGTTTTCCCCAAGCCCTTGCCAGCTTTGAAGTAGTTGGTTGGTAATAGTTCCTATTTGCTCGTTTTTTAGCGCAGCCTGAGCATTAGTTGCAGCCTTTGAATACTGTAACTTTACCCAATCGTCATATTGATATGGTACTTCTTCTGGTCTACTTATATTCAAACGATCAGCATAAGGGTCAACCGGAGCTTCTCGCGCCAACTCATAGGCAACAAGTTCGTTTTGCCAAATGTCCTCACCTAACGTCGGCGCCACATAATACTTCTGTGCCGCTCCAAGCGTAGACGGATCAAACTTATACGCCGTAGATGGCGCCGCAGCAGGAGCAGCGGTAGGTGCTGGAGTAGGCGACGGAGTAGGGGCCGCTGTAGGGGCCGGTGTGGGCGCGGGAGTAGGTGCTGGAGTTGGGGCAGGTGTCGGGGCTGGTGTGGGCCCCGGTGTGGGAGCGGGTGTCGGTGCAGGTGTCGGTGCAGGCGGCTGCCACGGCATGGGCTCAACAACCGCTTCGGGCTGTGAAGCCGGGCCGACAAAATCGGGGTTGCTTGGGTTAGTCGCCCAATCCGGCAGGCTCACCGCTGGGGCGGGGGCCGCAGTGGGCGCCGGAGTCGGTGCGGGGGTGGGTGCCGGAGTTGGGGCTTGAGTCGGAGTTGAAGCCGGTGTTGGCGCGGGGGCTATATATCGATTTGCCTCAATCCAATCAATAGTCTCCAACGATTCACCAGCTACAGCCAACTCTAGTGGTGTAACTTGGTTTTCGTTAAACCAGTCAAGTTTCTTTCGTGTACCTTCCGCGCCTGTCCAAGAATACCAATCAGAGGGGAGCATCGCTTCAATATCTCGAATGCCCGATAAAAATGAGTCTGCATCCGCATAAGCGTTCTCAAGCTCGGGTTCGGTAGCAAGTCGTCGCATATTAATTTACCGCGGGATTGATTGCGCCTAGCAGAGCCTGAGCCCAGTCTTGCCAGTCGTCGTAAGTGTCTGTTGCGGGGACTGCCTCGTTGGTGAAGACGTCAATTGCCTTCAAGCCATTTCCCCAGAGCTTCCAGTCCGTGTTCTGAGTTGGGATCTCCAAATGGTTGACAGCATATTGTTCTGCCATCAGACTTGCCCACGACTCAAAGGTGTGATACCTCGGATCATAGACAAGTGGAGCACTTCCCGCCACCCCTGTTGATGAGGGAGCAAGGCCAAACGTAGCCACCAGCATCGGAGAAAACCCAATCCCGAATAGAGCTACTGACCTTGGCGTCATGTCAGCCTCGTCACTACAGTCGTGAATCCATTGGTCTCAATAGACTGAGACAGCGTGCCTACAAACCTGCCATTGCGGGTTACCTGCAACGTATCCGTCAGGGCATACAGAGCCGCAAGCTCTTCAATCATCACACCAGGATTGTCAGTTGTGTACGTCAGCCCAGCAGTCGTCTGTACCGTGACGTTGCCATTTCTGGCTTCAGAGATAGATTGCACAATGTCATCCACCGCCCTGAAGTTAGTGCCTACAGTCAAAGACGTCGAGTCAAGCCCATTGAGCTTGTAAATCTGCTGCAGCAGCCTAGCCTGGGCTCTGGTAATCGTGTACGTCCCAAGTTCTACCGCAGCACTGAAGAACTGGTTTGTGTTGACGTACAGAGGCGGCTGTAGATCAATCGGCCCAGGCGTGACCGTAGGCGAATAGAAGGTGTTGGTGTTGACCACCAACGGCGGAACAAGCCGCGTGTCAACAGTCGCAGCGTAGAACGTATTGGGGTTCGTGTAGAGCCCCGGATTCAGGAAGTTCTGAGCCGTGACAGACGCTAAGTAGAACGTCTGTGTGTTGTCATACCTCGCAGGGTTGAGGCTGTACGTCCCTACAACTGTCGGCGTGTAGAACGTGTTTACGTTCGTGAACAGCGCAGGAAGAAGCTCATTCGCCGTCGAGATGCTGGGCGAATAGAACGTCTGTGTGTTCGTGTACAGCCCAGGCAGCAGCGTATTCTGTGTACTGACTGTTGCGCTATAGAACGTCTGCGAGTTGACTACAAGGCTCGGCAGCAAGGCATTTGCTGCATCAACCGTGGCGCTGTAGAAGGTCTGAGTATTCGTGACCAGCGACGGACTAAGGGTGTATGCGCCCCCAACTGTTGCTGAGTAGAAGGTGTTGGTGTTGGTGTAAAGAGCAGGCGCTAACGTGTTCTCTGAAAGAACAACGGGCGCGTAGAACGCATTACTGTTGTCATACCTTGCAGGCAGCAACTCATTGCTGGCTACTACTACCGCGGCGTAGAAAGTATTGGTGTTCGTGTACAGCGCCGGGAACAGATTCTGCGTCGGGCCAGTCTGTGTAATGGTCGCCGAGTAAAACGTCTGTGCGTTGTCGTATCTGCTTGGGCTTAAGTTGTAAACCGCAGAAACATTTGCTGCATAGAACTGATTGGTGTTGTCGTACCTTGCCGCAGACAAGGTGTTGGTTGCGTCAACAACAGGCGTATAGAACGCATTTGTGTTGTCGTACCGCGCAGGCAACAGCGTATTGCTGGGTGCAACTGTGGCCGAATAGAAGGTCTGTGTATTGGTGTAAAGAGACGGCGCTAAAGTGCTGACCGCAGAGACAACAGGCGTGTAGAAGGTATTGCTGTTGTCGTAGCGTACCGGAACCAGCGTATTGCTTGCGGCAACCGTCGCTGCGTCAAAAGTATTGACGTTGTCGTACCGCGCAATCTGTGTGAGGGTTTGCGCGGGAGGCCCCGCCCCGGCAGATTGGAGCAGGGTGAGCAGCATGCTTTACGCCAGCGTTTTAAGCTGGTCCAGCGTCAACTGAGTTTGAGCAATCTGCGAATCCAGCGACACAACTTGGTTCATGTCGCCAACGGACATCGCTGAAGCGCGGGCCGAATTCAGCGCTGCCAGTTTGTAACTGACCAGTTGAATTAGTTCTGCAATGCTCATACCAGCACCACGCATTCTTGTGCGATTGTGGAAAGATGCGACTGCAAGAACACAGTGTCGTAAGTGTCCGTGCCGTCAATGGCGCAATAACACGCCACCCGATTCCCCACCACTGCAGTGCCTGTCTGCAAGAAGTCTGTCGGAGTGAACGCAGACAGCACGCGATTTTCTACGTCAAACCGATACATCTGGCTGATCTGCGAGGCTGTATACAGGTTTGCGTAGAACATCCGGCCTTCGTTGTCAAACGGGCTGTAACACCCACCCGACCCCGTGGTTGGAAGCGCTCCGGGGGAGCCGTCATAAACAATCGCGCCCGTCCAAGTGCCCGTGATTGCTCCTGCAATGTCCAGCACATCCAGCGTTGCCGCGCCGCCTCGGAAGAAGTAGCAGAACGACTGCCGACCGTACCTGTTTTGATCCGGCTCAATTCCAAAGGACGGTGCCCACATCCCGCCAGCCGCATTCGCAGCAGGAGCCGCACCGAAGTACGCTGTGCTCCAAGCGTTGGCAACAATGTTGTTGGTGCCGTTGTTGATGGTCGCGTCGGTGTAGTTGTAGGTGTACACCGTGGTGGTTGCAGACGAGCGCAGCAGAATCAGATTAGGAAGTTCGATAACGTACTTAGCCGTTGCCGAGGGCGTCACCGTCCAGTTGGTGCCGAGCGTATAAACAGGGCTTGGACCCGCCGTGTGGCTGGCGATGATCCGCCGCTGCCCCACCGCCGTTACGTTGGTTGTGTCTTCAACAATCCGGATTTGGAAGTTGCGGTACTCATTTGCCAGCACAACCGCATCGCCCAACGTGGCCTGACCCGTCAGCGTGCCTGCTGCCGTGGCTGTGGCTGTGAGGGCGTAACGAGCAACAACTCCAGTGTCGTAGTTGAATGCCCCCTTGATCATTCCGTCGCCGGGGGAGTTGTTATAAGGGACGTACTGTTCATCCAGCACCATCAGGCTTGAGTCCGTGCCGATGGTTGCGGGGAGGTTGGTTTGCGTCATTGACGCAAGCGTATTCGTTGCAACTTCAAACGAACGCCATGAAGTTGCAGCAAGCGTACCTGCTGACAGCATTGCCACTCGGCCCGCAACAATTTCGTAGCGCGAGCCAGTGGTGGGCGTAAAGCCGAAAGCTGACAAGACCGTGATCGTTGGCGTAGTGCCCCCGGTATTGCCAGTGATATACCGTTCAACAGTTTTGCCTGACCCGCCTGCCGCGTTGTCAATAATGCGCAGCTTGTAGCCATACTCACCCGAGCCGCCTCGGTTAGCAAGCATGTTCACACCCACAGCAGTAGGCAGTGCGGTGGTCAGCACTACAGAAGTCGTTGTGGATCCCGCAGCAATCGTGCCAACAAGACCAAACGAAGGAACAAACGCCGTGGCTGCACCAGCACCGAACGTGCCGCCAAGACCGGGGTTCACTGCAAACGCAGACCCCTTCGTGATGATGTTGTAGCGGTTGAGAATTGCCGCTGATACCAACTGGTACACAAACGGGTTACGAGAGATGTCATTGCGCAGATCACTACACACCGCCACCGCAGCAGCATGGGCGCTTGGCATAGGCGGAACTTGCCGCCACACCAGCGTGTCAATGACCTTCTTAAATGTGTTTGCCATTTAGGTAATCCTTGCGCGTACACACTGCGCCCATGCCGTGCGGTTAGTGTCAAGCACAGTCATACGGGCGTTGTAGGTGTCAATGTTGTTTAGCGATGTGACGTTGGCTACCGTGGTTACCGTGGTTACCGTGGTTACCGTGGTTACCGTGCCAGACTCAACCACCACCGTACCCCGCTGACGCTGCAAACTCTTGTCATACCCCATCGGGGCGTTCAAGTAGTTCAGCATTCGCACCAGCAGAAGCGCCATGCTCTGGCGAGTTTCCTCCGCTGCTGCGTCAGACACCGGCATCGGGTTTACGTCGGAGACATCAACCGCCGTATTATCCGCGCCAACGCCAATTTTTACGCGCTGGTGCAACACACCACCGATGTCGTCGGCAGCGATTACCGCACCAGAGCCTGGGGTATATCCTACGTTGTCAGCCATGGCCTACATTCTATGGTCAACGACAGTTTTAACACGGCTTAAAGTGCAAAAATTCCTGATGCGTTCCAGGTGACCGTTATGTTGCCGCCATTGGGCGTGACCGGCAAGCCCGTCACACCAGTATCGATGTACGCCACCAGCGGTGAAGTAGCGGCCGTTCCAGTGTCTACATAGATCACCAGAGCTTCAACACTGTTACCCGTCACAGCGGTATAGGTCACATCGGCTCCGTCAAAGACGCCGTTGGTCACCGTCTTGGTGGCACCAATAGTTTGAGCAGTGCCCACAACACCAGTCAACGAAGTCAGGAACTGATCCGCCGCGTTGTAGGTGTACGTTCCCGTATCGACCAAGGCAACCTTGACCGTTCCAGACAGAAGGTCGGTGTTGGTGGCGGCACCAAGGATAACTTCCTTGTACTTCGGATAAATGGCGTTTGCCATGATTTACTCCTTCAGGGGATCAATAACCTCGGACATCACCAATGTCAGCACTCAGGATGACTCGGCCTAGCTGATAGTCACCATCAGCCACATTTGACACGAACTTCAACCGCAACTCACGGCGCTGTTCCTTCATGTCAATTTTGTTCGTATTCGGGGCAAACGTATAGGGGTCAGACTCAACATCTTCTGATTGAGCGTAAGGCCTACCAGTCACGATCAGAGACATATCACCCTCTTGGATGAAGTCTGGCTCAACACGCTCAAGTCTCAGCCACCGATTTGCACCTTCCATTGTCGGCTGAGAAGGCCCACCAGAAACCCATCCAAGATCATTCGTCTCAAAGTAGCTCTCAATGGCCGTCACGTTCGTGCCGTCAATAGCATTGACACCAAATTCATGCTGGTAGACATTGATGAGGTCTGGTTCCGTCTTGAACGTGGCCGTGCTTGATCCTGTCCCTGTTGCAACCAAGGACATCTCAATGCCTTGCGCATAAATAGCAGAGACAGGAACAGAAAAACCTGCTCCAGAACCACCGAGATTTGTGTTGCTTGCACTCAGTGAGTCGCCAATCTCATACCCTGCGCCTGGGTTAGTTACCGACACAGCAGTGACAGATCCACCGCTAACCGTAATGGTCGCCAGCGCTCCAGCACCAGAACCACCTGTAAGCGGAACATTGGTGTAAGTCGCGTTTGGATAGCCAGAACCCCCAACAATCGCACCAAGAGTCTTGATGTTGCTTGAGGTAATGGCTTGGACGGTAGCGCCGCTGTCTATGTTGATGCCCGAAATAATCAGACCGAGAGTGACGTCTACGTTGTAAGTATCTAGAAGCAGAAGATCACTTCCATTGGTCGCGTTTACTGTTGCAGTTGTGACCTCAACTTCTTCTGAAACATCCCATCCAGCAGCAACAGGGAAAGCAAACACCTGAGAGAAGTACCCCGCAGACCTTCTGGCACCTAGTGCCTGTCCAGCGTCATACCAAGTGTTCTCGCGGATGTTGTAGATGATGACATCGTTGCATTCAGTGGCGTCACCCCGCGGGTAGAACCACCAAATCTCTCCAAATCTAGGGACTTTCGTCACCCACACCTTTTGGCGTTGAGAGTAGTTCAGGTTGTCAAAGAAGTAGTTCTGATTCAGATCGTTGGGGATTTCCTTCACAACACCGTTGTACAGAAGGAATCGATCCACACCACACCAGTAGTACACGCCGTCGTACTCAATCGCAGACTGGCTGGACAGAATAGAAGACTGGCTTGAGACGATGTCGTATCGCCAATACTGAGCCGGAGTCCCCTGCCCCCCGATGTAGCTCACCTTGATAAGACTGTCTTGGCTCCAAAACAAACCACTCGGAGAGTTAGAACCACCTCGAACCGGAAGCCCCTGAACGAACTTCCCTGTAGCCACGTTAACTTCATTGGCATCAGCGGATACCCAATCCTGCGCATTCCCCGCAGAGCAGTTCCTAATCAAACCATTGTTCCCGTAGACAAACACATACGGGTGCAGAGTCACAACTCCACCAGAGACCTCAACATTGTTGTTGAACGTCAAGGTCACAGGCCCCGATGCGGTGGCATTGTTGGATAGCGTGACAGTCGTGGTAGAGACAGAAACAACAGTTGTGTTGTCTGGGATACCAGTTCCAGTAACAGTCTGCCCCGCACCGATCAACAGATTGGTTGCCGCCAGAGTCACTGTAGGCAATCCGGTGGACGTAGTTGCTGTGTCAGTAAACACACCAATCTGAGACATCGTAGTCCCATTGATGTCGCCAATCAGAACTGGCGTATTTACCGTCGCATCTGTTGCCGCTAGGTTCCTCCCAGGATGCGCCACCAACGAAGCATTCCCAGATCCGTCTACATCGTAAAAGCCGTCAAACTGCCAGAGATTCAGCGGACTTGCAGTGAAGTTACTCAGCGTGAAATCTGAAACACCTGCGCCAACGCCGTTGTCGTCAATTACAAGCTGTTGCAAACCATCACTGTAGCCGCTAAAAATGTAATTGAAACTGTCCTGAGCATTGACCCAAATGCCTCTGGACGGCCCATTCAGTTGACTAGAGATAACTCTATATCCTGCTATCTTTCGAGGTCTTCCGCGCTGGAAACGAACCCAACGCCCATCGTTATAGAACTGCTTGTCAAAGACAGTTCCATCCCTCTGGATGCCAGATTTCGTGTCAAGGGCAAAGACTTTTGCAGTCATCAGAAGGCACCGCCTTGAACGCCGCTTGCGAAGATACCCGCTCCTGTGATGGTCAATCCAGTCGACGTTAGGCCAAATCTCTTGGCCCCCAAAACAGTCATCCCAATCTCACCAGACCCAGGACGATACATACCAGTAGATGTTTCGCTTGCGAAGTACAGCGATGGGGCTCCTGCGTTACCGTTGTCAAGTGACAGAACAGACGCACCGGCAGCAATCGTTGATGCGTTCAGAAGATTAACTGAGTCGCATAGCAAGATCACCTGCTGGCCCGCAGGAATAATGGCTGTACCTCCACCAGAAACACCGGTAGTAAAGGTAATGGTATATCCGGAACCAGTTCCATCAGTCTGGTTAGTAACGTAGTAGACCTGAATCGTCTGAGGCAAAGTGACTGTCACATTGCCCGTAAGAGTCCCGGTGTACTTCTGGATTGGGTTTGAAGCCTCTGCCGCAGTCAACGAGTAAGCACCGGTTGTCACGGCCTTCGTCAACTGCGTGAAATTAAACTGCGTGCTCTTCCCAAGGCCAACTGTGTAGTACGCAGTTCCTGAGCATGCAATCAAGCATGAGTCTGCAGGCTGCATATCAAGGCTCGCAGACCCATTGATCTGCGTTCCCCCAGGAGGAGTAACCGCCAGCGTCCCTGTCCCGCCATTGCGAACCAAGAAGTACCAATCGTCGCCAACCGTAGTGGCTACCGGCAGCGTCAGCGTTCCTGCGCCAGCAGTCCACACATAAGCACTGGCTCGATCTGCATCTACCGCGGTGTAGTTGGAAGAGAACGTATTTACAGGGAAAGCAGAATTCAGTGTGTTGCTGATTGCTTTGAGACCATATCCCGCAAGCGTCGAGGCATCAGCGTTAGACGTCCCTACACCAAACGCAATGATCCCCCACGTTCCGGCCGTGGTGGCGTTGGTCTTGATGTAGATGTACTTTGCTTCACTGGCGGCAATCGAAACAATCGTGTTGCCGTTGTAGTCAGTGACAACAAATGTGTTGGCACCAATGTTGCGGATCAGCGCATCTTGACCAACAGAAGCCTGATTGGCAGGCGGCATAGCCAGTTGCAGCGACCCAGCAGTCGCCGTAACGTCCATGATCCGCGCAGCATAGTCATCTGTCGCGTTACCGTTGATGGGCCACGAAAGAGTCGTGTTGGCCGACAGAGTGATGCTGCGATACGAGACATCCGTCGGCTGAATGACGTTCCCGGTAAACGGACTATTGAAGCTCATCAGGAATCCTTCGCAACAGCTTGCCTATCGCCAATCCTGAGCGTGTCTTCCGTCTTCAGGACATTGACGATTTGATCATATTGCGCCTGCCACATGCCCATTCTTTCGTCGTTCTTAAGGAACGGCATGGCCTGCAAAAGAGATCCATACAGGAGGGCCTGGGGAGCGTACTGCGTGAACCAGTTCGACTGATTTGAGGTATCTAGAGGCGCCAAGCGCTCGTAGTAGAGAACCTCGTAGGAGTAGTCATCTGCGGGAGTTGGGGCGACCAACCAGTGTGTGTAGTCGTAGTCGCAGTAATACTTTGGAACATCTTCCTGTGCGGGATCAGGCCAATACTCACGCAAATACTCGTACTTGCGTAGCAGGACAGGTTGTCTTTGGCCGCTGACCGTCACGTTCATTGAGACAGTCTTGCGCCACCGAGCAGGCTTATCAATGGTGGCCTGCCCCTCAACCATGTTTGAGGTTGCAACCGTAAGGTTCCCCAAGAACTTCAGGTCGGCCGCCAAGACTTGCTCGGCCAGCATGATGAAGGTCGGGATCTTGTCAATCGTGGCTTGGTCTGTGCGCTCTAGATATGTCTCAATGTCAGCAGCCAAGCTGGAATACGTCATTACTGCTGCGGTAGGCATACGATGTCCCTAATTCAAGAACGCTGCTTCAGCGGCTCTTCGCTTGACCAGCCCCGGCAGTACCTTGCCGCCACCGCGCACCCACAGGGCGAGTTGCTCCTTGGCACCTTCCCAGTCCTGCTCGTCAATCTTGCGCCGCAGGGTGCTGCCGCGATACCGGGCCACGCCAAGATTGTAAGCAAAGTCGGTCATAGCCC